TAATTGGTCTTTACTGGTACCAATGCGAGCTAAATAAGCGTAAGGGTCTTGGTGGTCTCCCCAAATGTTATCAGAAACCCATTTGTGCGTTTTAATTCCATTTCCAGCACCGTCAAGCGTGAGTGGAATACCAAAAACTTTAGCTTGTTCACGAATCGCATTAATATAGTTGATGTATGACGCTCGTTGTTTCGCTGGGTCTGAATAGTGCGAGAGTTCAATTTGAAAAGGAGATGCGTTGTTAGCGACACTTCCTGCGCCATAAGCGACATAGCCAGGTTCCCCAACTAAATAAACTTTATCCCAACCAGCAATCGCATGAGTATAGGCATCTTGCCAGTGCCCTCGCATATAACTCGCTTCATTTGTAGCACTATTATCCCCTTGATTGTTATCATTTGCTGTATCGTGGATAATAATATACTGATTAGAAGTTTTTTGCGACGAGCCTTGACCTGCGCCTAATTTAAAACTATTATCATAAACAACCATTCACTCACCTTCTTTTTTATTATAGCTAGCCGTACTAATATGCATTGTTGCACCCAAGAATACCGCTACAGCATTCAAGGTTGCTACAATTGCGTCTGTATTTCCCCAACCATAGATATGACCAAGCGCTGCGACAAGGACACTAGCAGCAGGCAATACTGTTACAACAATCCATTTGATAGCATCGTAAGTTTTATTATTCATTTTTCTTTCTCCTTATTCTTTGATTCTAAATATTTGCTTAAGTCCTTAAGCATTGGATTAATTTGGTAAACCATCTGCATCATTCGCCCAAAAAAGAATATCAAAGAGCCATTAATTACCCAAACAGTCTCTTTTTCAAAAATGTTAGGTCTCATATGATTGACAAACTCAAACACTACCCAAAAGAGTACAATGGTTGTTAAATCAATAACAAACCGTTTTTTTAGCGGAGGATCCATTTTCTCACCATCCTTTAGCCATGTTAGGAACAGAATAATTAAAATTAATCCTGAAATCCCTAATAATTGGTACTCCATAACCCCTACTTTCTAATTACTGATATAAGTTTTAGCTTGCTCAGTAATCGTTTCAAGCTGGTTTTCAATTTCTACATTGACTTCTTTGCTATTAGCATGGTATAACTCAGGGTTTGTGATATTAACACTGAAATTGAACTCCCCATTTACTCCAATTGATGTCGAAATTAATGCAATTTCTCCATCATCATTTTTAATGGAATAATTATAATTTTCATTTTTCTTTTCTGTTTTCATTTTTTCTCCTTATTTTTGATTGCTCTTATGCCGGGAAATCGTCATCAGTAATAAAGCATACAGTCGTCGGTGTGAATGAATTGTCTGCAGGAATAGCTGTTCTAAAAGTTAACTTGCCATCAGTTCCAATTTCATATTTGTGACCCTCTGTGGTTACCAATCGAACAGCTCCAAGGCTTGCTTTTGGCTTAAAACCGTTAGGCAACGGAGAGGCAGGGCTTGTCCCAGCAGGAATACTATTAGTGTTTGCCCAGCCCATGATAAAAACTAAATTCCCTATCCTCGTAAAATTTAATTGGCCACTAGAGAAGTAGGATGTCGCCCACGGTGCTTGGGAGGTGCGTCCAAAACCAACACTACCAGTCGCTTTCAAATCTTTCACATTCACTAAATCCTGAAATGTTTTAGTTCCAGCAATTGTCTCATTTCCCGTTTTCTGAACACTTGCCGCATTTAGTTTATTGAAATTATCATTAATTGTTTCAGCACCATTTTGCATGCCTTTATAAATTTTTGTTAAATCAGCCATTTCTTCTCCTTTTTTAAGCTACAAAAACATAGCCTTTTGTTATTTTTGCACCCGTCATTTTAAAGCATAAAACTTGAGTATCTTCGATGACTAACAACGTTCCATCATCAATTAAAATGATATCTCCAGCTAGCGTATAAGATTTAGGCATTTCTATATAAGCTTTTTGTCGGTCATAGCTTAAGGCAACAGGGACATCATAAATGGTTTCCCCACCAAAGCTAGGACCAGTATCTAAACCACCGGTTTCAGTACCGATTGAATTCTTGTACGCAGTAACTTTAACTTCTGGTTGATATTCAGAGTCATGCTCTAAAACAAACTTAAAACCTGTAGGGACTTTTTCATTAACCATTTTTTCAAAGTCAATGACTTTTGCTAAAAGCACTCCGCCTGGGTCAATGGATTCAAGAATTTCACGGTTGGCTTCTACGAACTCCTCCCAACTCTTTTTTCCATCCTCAATGTACTGATTAAAAATTCGATAAAGTTCTTTGAATGTCCACCAGTAATTCGAGTCTTTGAATGGTTGTGAGTAAATAGATTTCTCAACAATATAATGAAATGAACGAGTTGAAAATTGTTCAACCCATTGCTCACCAACTTGTTTTCTAAAACTAAAGTATGCTTCATTTCGTCCAACAAATTGTAAAGCATTATCACTCGCAGTATAAGTCAATGTTCCTTTTTTCGCATCAAAAGAGACAATACTTTCTTCTGATACCCCTTGCCCTGTAATCTCTTGCGCCATTAAACAAAAGAACGGCTGTAAGCCCTCGAAGTTCTTGGGTTGACCGTTCTCTACAATTTGAGCAACAATGTCTTGACTGTTCACATCCGCATGTCTTAATTTAACAATTCCAACATTGTTGTTGGGCTCTGTCGTGGACAGCGTTATAAAATGTTCTGTCATAATAGACCCTTTCTAAAATTTGATATAATCTCTTGCGTTATGGAAATGTGCATTTGATGAGGGATAAAATTCATCCATAAATTGGAAATGACAATGCTCACCAGTACTTGGTCCTGTTGTCCCCATGAGTCCGATTTGTTGGCCTTGTTTTACATTTTGGCCAACAGCAACATCGACCCGACTTTGATGAGCATAACCTGTATACATTCCATCCGCATGTTTAATCACTGTCCAGTTCCCATACCAATCAAAATAGGCCGGGTCCGCAGCACTTACAACCGTTCCATCTGCAGAAGCAAGAATTGGAGTGTTTGGGTTTCCATTAACCAAGTCTATCCCATTATGAAATTCTTGTGCCCCAGTAATTGGACTTATTCTCCAACCAAACTCACTTGATACGGTGATTGGACTTGCGATTGGTGCGATATAACTTCCGCCGCTTGGAATTTCAAGATTGACAAATTTGTTGTACCACTCTTGCGCCCAAGTACTACGTTCTGGATGTGAATTTAACGGACGTTCAAAGTTTGAAACAAACGCTTGTGCAGCAGTATTAATGTCTGTTAATGTCATGAATTGTGTCCAAGAATAAGGATAAGAACTTGTCGCAATCCATTGACCGTTTGGCGCATGCCACATTAAAAGTTTGAATTGAGCTGTGATTGTGTCAGGATTATCAGTCACTCCTGCCCGTGTCATGAGATTAATCATATAAACACGGCCAGAACTTGCTCCTGAACTATCTGTCCATTGCCAAACCCCATAGCCGAAACCAGGACGTCCGCCACCCTCATCAGCCGTAGGATTGGCATCAGATTCACCCTGTGCATTTCCGAGTAAAGCAGCTGCAGCCTGTTTAGAGAAACCAGCTCCAATCGCCATTGCCCAAATTTGCCAGTAGCGTTTATCACGATCACTTGTGACTTCTGCCGGGTATTTTCCATTCCAACCTGTATCACCACCACCAGAGCTTCCTCCATTTTTATCAATCTTAACGCCATTGACGTAAAGTTCTTTAGTATCAGTTCTACCATTTACTTTAAGGCTATCAACTTCAAGTGCTCCACCAGCAAAGCCGTTTTTATCAATCTTAACGCCGTTAACAGTAAGGCTACCCTTGATGTTAATATCTCCTTCAAATGTTCCACTACCAAATAAGTTGTATTTGGGCTTATCTTTTGTTGAATCTGCTGGAATTTGAAAAACAGGAACTGAGCCACCGCTATTGTTTGATTGGTTAATGGAAAAAATGAAACCGGGAAAATTCAAAATAGCTGAACCGTTTGCTTTAGAGCCATCATACGTTCCAACAAAGCCGCCGATTTCCGCACCATGAACACTTTGTTCCCAATTGGGTTTTGAATAATCTACACTATCTGTCTTTTTATACTGCTCAATCATGAATTTACCGTTTGACATGACAGACTGATAATATGAACCATTACCAATCGACTTAATCACGTTACCTTGAACAAGAATCCCTGACAATATACCGGCTAGAATAAAGGATGCATTAAACGTTCCGTCAAGAGTCCAAGCAGTTGTACTTTTCCCATTATGAACATCTTGAATGGTTGTCCATTGGCCTTTTTTACATTGCTTAAAAGAAATTCCAGCATTATTTTGAATCATGAAATACTGTGAATCTTGAATCTTTGGACCGTCCATAAAGACTTGCTCATAAGTTTCTCTCGATTGAGATACACCAGCTTCAATTCCGTTGACCATATAAATTGAGCCTCCATTAGCACCAGCACCACGCATAATATCGTCTTGATACTTCCCAATTTCTGTGGAGTCATAAAATGTCATTTTATTATTATCAAGGTCAGAGATATTGCTTTGAACTTGTGACAACTGGCGATTAATTGAGTTGCCACTTAAATTATCACCAAGACTGGCTTGCACTCGCCCATTAATATGATCAGTAACCACTTTAAAGACTCTGGTTTGGTAGTGATAATTTCGCTCTCCTCTATGGATTGAAACAGTATTTCCAATTGAATCACTCCCCAATATCTCAGTACTAAACTGAACGAGTGGCCGGCAGTAATAAGCCAGTTGGTCATAAGTCTTTTGCAAAAGTTCGCTTGCATCTTCCACATCATCAAAAACAACCACTGTTTTTCGAGGAAGCATTTTTCCGTTTGAAGGGATGCCGTATTCTTTGGTCATTTCTGGATATTCAATCCAATTTTGACCTTTAGGCTTATCAAGTGGTTTGCCATTAGACTTCTTCCACTCAACGTCTGAAAATTCAATTCTTCGACCATAACCATCCCCAACTTCTTCACCTTTCCCACGGCCAATTAAGGCAGTGACAATATTTGTACGGTCTTGTTGGTGGACAATTTTTAGAACTTCCTCACCATATTCAAATCGTTTATTGGTTATTTTCCCAATTTGGTTATAGCAATTAATGATTTTTTTAGTAATCTTATTTCCTGTAATTTCAATAGAAAAGGTAAACTCAGAACCCAATTCTTGCAAAGCTTTGAGCGCTTCACGCATTGAAGTATAGTAGAAAGTACTGGAAACTGTTTTAATTGGTTCACAGACTCCTAACACCCAGTCACAACCTGAATCAGATAAAAGCTGATTAATTACATAAGAAAAAGACCTATTTTTAGGTCTTATATCTTTGATGATAAAATTATCTAGTTCATCGACGGCAAAATTTATCGCTTCAAATGAAAGTAAATTATCTTCATCTTTTACGGTTAAAATTCGGTATAAAGAAAAATCTTTGCCTTTAGTATTATTCACTGCAATATAGCTGGCATCTTTGATTGTTCCATCAAAAGGTAAAGAAACTGAAAGGGTATCATTCATCAGTTCAGAAGCGTTGGTTGTGATTTCTTTTGTCTGAACACATTCTATAAACTCGTTAGAATCGTAACTTTTGATGACTTGTTGCATCTTATCTAAAAATAAGAGATTACTCACTAAAGTACCGCCTTTCTATATTGAATCGTTAACTCATAGTTTGAGCTTGAAAAATCTGTTCCAGTTATCAGTCTGATATTTTTAAAATCAGAATCAAGGTCTAATAGATTATTGTTTGCTTTTCCATTAAGAAAAGTATTGCCAGATTGAAAATCAAATTCCAAAAGGTCGCCTTTTTTAGCTTGCGATGACTTCAAGCGATAATTTCCGTCAGTTGCAAGCAGTCCCTCTGTCAGTAGCTTAAATGACAACTTATCCGGTTTCACTGGATAAGGTAAAACTTCAATGACCTTATTTTTTACACTTTGAGTTTTTCCATGTTTAAATGGATCACTACAAAGGACAGTAAAACTTGAAATGATTGAATTCGTATCTCCAGGCACATTGTCTGCAGTCTGGAAACGGCCATAAAAAGTATATTCCAGATCATCATGAAAAATAATGGGAACATCTTCTTGACGAATCAAGAACGCTTTTAAAGTATCAAACTTTTCTTGTAATACTCGAGGGTTCCTATCCTCAAGTTTGTATTTTATTGTCAGCTCACGAGGAGGATATTTAATATTGGTGATCACTCCCCCTACTTGCATTTCTTGTGACTCAAAGTTGAGAGAATACATCTCTCGCCCCTCAACGGTCAACGTCTGATAACCTTCTATGAGTTCCTCTAACCAAGTTCCATCATAACTCATGGCACTGGTTGGAATAAAAGGAAGGTTGCGATAATGCTTCCGTTTTGTCGTATCTCTAAACTTGTACATTTCTACCTCCTAAAATCCCATATTTAAGTTAATTGCTTGACCTTGTGCATTGGAAATGTCATCCACAAAGGCTTTAAAGCTTTGGTTACCAAGCTTCACATTGAATAAAGCTGGCTGTTTGCCCTGGTTAAGGTTCACATCATGCGAAACTTGACTACTGATTGACCGATTAGCTGCCGCAACATTTGCCCCAATATCCACAGAATAGTCAGAATTAATTGCGTTGGCAATCATATCCCCCATTCCCGAAACATTAGATTGGACATCACGGAAGCCACCAGTTAAACCAGAATTTAAACCATTCATAATGGCATTACCAGCTGGCGTTAAAAGTTTTCTATCCTTACGGATTGGCCCTTTATGTTCACGAATCCAATCGCCAATTCCACTGATAAATTTCATTCCATCTTCCCACTTTTGTTTGAGCCCTTTGACAAATCCGTCAATAATAGCTTTACCAATATCCAGCAAGTTGATATTTTTGAGATTGTTAAAAGTCGTTTTTACGTTATCAATCAAATCACTCACGCTTTGTTTCAAACCATCCCAAATTCCTTTGAGACCTTCAACCATACCATTCCACAAGTCGATTGTTCCTTGTTTGAGATTTTCCCAACCTTGTTTAACTCCATCAACGATAGCATTAGCAGAATCAATAACCCACTGTTTAAATGAAGCCCAAGTGTCCTTGACCCATTGAATAGTTGCGTTCCATAAATCAATAGTTCCTTGCTTGAATGAATTCCATCCATTAACAATTCCATCAACAATTATATCAAAAAACAATACGACTACAATTAAATGTCCAAAATGCAACAGTGCCAATGTACAGTTCATGCAGCAAGACAAAAAAGCCTTCTCGGTTGGGAAAGCTGTAGGTGGTACAGTATTAACTGGTGGAGTTGGGGCCCTTGCAGGATTTGCTGGTAAAAAAGGCAAAAAGCAATGGTTCTGTCAAAATTGCAATAGTATTTTTGAAACAAAATAAACAAAAAATCCGTCCAAGTTTGGCGACTGGGGACGGATTAAAATCTATGGGATAGTAAACCTCCAAATTTGGAGTGTTCTACTGTACCTATTTTATCAAAAATGAGGTATAAAAACAATGAAAAAAGTAGCAATATATTGCAGAGTTAGCACGCTAAATCAAGCAGAAGACGGATATTCAATAGGTCAGCAACAAGATAAACTTAATAAATATTGCGACATCATGGGCTGGGAAGTAATAGAAACATACACAGATGCAGGATTTTCAGGGAGCAACATAGAACGTCCAGCGATGAAGAGAATGTTAAAAGATGCCACTAATCATAGGTTTAATACTATTCTGGTCTATAAGCTAGATAGACTGTCTCGAAGTACCAGCGATAACTTATATTTAATTAAAGAAGTTTTCAAAAAAAATAATATTGAGTTCGTGTCCTTAAACGAGAAAATAGACACCTCCGACGCAATGGGGGAGTTCTTCTTCACTCTTCTCGCTGCAGTGGCTGAAATGGAGCGAAAAACGATTACAGAGCGTATGGTACTAGGAAGGCTTGGAAGAGCGAAAGCTGGAAAGACAATGTCTTACCAATTACCCCTCCATTTGGCTATATAAGAAACAAAGAATTGGATATTTTAGAAGTTGTTCCTCATGAAGCGAAAATAATTAAATATATCTACTCAAAATACATTTCAGGAGATAGTATAACTAAAATATGCCATGACTTAAATGACAAAGGACATATAGGTAAAAATGTCAAATGGTCTCACAGTTCAGTAAAGAACGCATTGACAAATACCGTCTATATTGCAAAAGGCAAGTTCAAAGGAGAAATGTATGAGCAAGAGCATGAAAAAATCATTGATGATGATACTTTTTGGATAGTTCAGGATGAAATCAATAAACGTCAAATAAAAGAATCTCAGCGGACAAATAACCCTCGGCCTTTTCAAGCCAAGTACATGCTTTCTGGTTTGATGAAATGTGGCTATTGTGGAGGGCATATAAGAACTGTAACAGGAAATAAACGGATAGATGGTTCGAAGCCTGTAAGATACGTTTGCGACCGTAGAAGCGATTATAGAAAGCTCATGGGGCCTGATGAAATTAAATGTAAGTCTGGATTTTATCGTAGATTAGATTTAGAACAATATGTTATCGATTATCTTGCCGATTTACCCAACGAGGAGAACGAACTAAAAGAAGCTTTATCGATAGGTCAAACAAGCGAATTTGCCCCTACTCTGCTTTTAACAGAAATAGAATCAATTAATAAAAAAATAGATAAAGAAAACTATTTATTTAGAAATGATTATATCGATGAGATTGAGTTACAACGAAATGTTAAAAATCTTGTCGATACAAAAAAACTTTTAGAAAATCAATTAAAAGAAAAAAATGGCGACAAAATAAATGAGCAAAAGCGTAAACGAATACTCGATATGCTAAACACTGGGAACATACGAGAAATGAATTATGAGCAACAAAAAAAGATAGTGAAGTCCTGCATCAGTAAGATACTTCTTACTAGTGAGGAAATCACTATCGAATTCATTTTTTAA